CTGGGGTTGCGTGCGGAAAAAATCCGCTCCGTATACCGTGAAAGCGACATCATACCGGGAGAACAGACCGCCACCAGCATACTGAAGCAGCGCACAAAAAATATTGCGCTACCGTCTCACACCCACCAGCAACAGAACCCACCACAGGAAAAGACGGTGGTCAGCATTGCCGTTGATCCGGAGTCTCCGGAATCCTTCAGGAAACGACCTAAACGTCGCCGCTGGGTAAATGAGAAATACACACGCTGGGTAAAGACACAGCCGTGTGCGTGTTGTGGTAAGCCAGCGGACGATCCTCATCATCTGATTGGTCATGGTCAGGGCGGAATGGGAACAAAATCCCACGATATTTTCACGCTACCGCTGTGTCGGGAGCATCACAACGAGCTTCATGCGGATCCGCTGGCGTTCGAAGAAAAGCATGGTTCCCAGGTTGATTTAATTTTTCGTTTTCTTGATCACGCCTTTGCAACCGGCGTGCTCGGGTAAAAGAGGTTACTGATGCGTATAGAGTTTGTTTTGCTTTACCCGCCGACGGTGAACACCTACTGGCGACGTCGTGGCAGCACATATTTTGTATCAAAAGCCGGTGAGCGTTATCGCCGGGCTGTGGCGCTTATTGTTCGCCAGCAGCGGCTGAAATTAAGCCTGTCCGGAAGGCTGGCGATAAAGATTATTGCCGAGCCACCGGATAAGCGCCGCCGTGACCTGGACAATATTCTGAAAGCGCCGCTGGATGCGCTGACGCATGCGGGGTTGCTAATGGACGATGAGCAGTTTGATGAAATCAATATCGTTCGTGCTCAGCCAGTATCTGGTGGACGTCTGGGGGTGAAGATTTACCCCATAATGCTTGAAGGGCAGGTCAAAAAATGAAACTGGAAGATTTACCGAAATACTACTCCCCAAAATCCCCCGGCCTGACTGATGCATCGGCCTCAACGTCGAAAGATACGCTGAGTATCACTGATGTGATGGCCGCGCAGGGCATGACACAGAATTGGGCTGAGATGGGGTTTTCTGCGTTCCTTGGGAAAATGGGCATTAGTATGAATGACAGAGAGCGGGCAACAGAATTGCTGACAGAATATGCACTCAGTCGGTGTGATCGCGTGGCGGCGTTAAGAAAACTCCCGGCAGAAATAAAACCGGCAGTGATGCGTATTATGGCTTCGTATGCGTTTGAAGATTATGCCCGTAGCGCGGCGAGCAAAAAACAGTGCCCCTGTTGTCACGGAAAAAAATTTATTGAAAGCGAGGTTTTTACAAACAAGATCCAGTATCCGGATGGTAAGCCGCCAGTGTGGGCAAAGTGCACAAAAGGCGTGTATCCGTCTTACTGGGAGGAATGGAAAAAAGTCAGGGAGGTGGTAAAAGTTGCCTGTCCGGAGTGTGGAGGGAAGGGGGAGGTTTCCACCGCCTGTAAAGATTTTCGTGGGCGCGGTGTTGCCATTCATCGTGAAGAGTCGGTAAAACGTGGTATGCCTGTTATCAGAGACTGCCAGCGTTGTGGTGGTCGTGGCTATGAAAGATTACCTTCAACGGAGGCATTTAATGCCATATGTAATGTAACCGATGCCATATCTCTTGATACATGGAAAAAAACAGTTAAACGTTTTTACGATACGCTGGTGGTGCAGTTTGATATTGAAGAAGCATGGGCAGAACAACAACTGAAAAAGGTGACCAGATAGCTTTGTTGATTTTTCCCGAATCTGTGGTAAATTTGCCCTAACGATGGGCGTTTTATGCCTGACGTTAGAAGATTTTTTACACCCGTCGCCAGGCGGGTTTTTTTATGACTGAAATCACGCCAGTACAGTAAACGCGCTGGTGGTTGTGAATACCGGTCTTTCTGCTTGCTGGCTTTTTCGACAAGAGTTATTGGTGTGTCACGTTAACCGGAAAAAGGAAAGTTTGAGAAACGCGATCTGGCACAGGCGGTGATTAACGCCGCATACCTGGTGGCCTGTGCAGATGGTGAATGTGAGGCTTCCTAGAAAGCGAAGATCGAACAGGTACTGCGTAATCAGCCAGCGCTGTCCGCGTTTACGTCAGAAATTAATGCGATTAGCGCAACCATTATCGGTCAGCTGGATACGAACTTTAAAACTGGTCGTCGTGCGGCGTTACGTGAGATCGAGGATGTGAAACACGATACGCGTGAAGCGGAAGATGTGCTGGATGTGGCGGTGGCCATTGCGGAGGCAGACGGCGAAATTGAGCCGGAAGAGCGCAAGGTGCTGGAAGAGATTGCCGGTGTTCTGGGTCTTCGTCTGGAGAATTACCTGTGACGGTAAAACTGCGTCTGGCTGTGGCTGCACTCCTGCTGTTTCTGGTGGTGATGGTGGATTTCACCAGCAGAATCATGTCGGTGCTGGCGGATGGGGGGCTGGTCTGCGGCATTGTGGTATTGCTGTGGCCGGTGATAAAAAGAAACAGCCTGCATAATGCTTGATTTTTTTGTTTACTGTTTATTAAAAATACTACTGCATGGTGAATCCCCCTGTGCGGAGGGGCAATCAGCAACCAGGTATATGGGATAATCGCGGATTCAGGTGCTGGTACTGAATTCACCGGGAGGCACCCGGCACCATGCTTTGCCACAAAAGTGTTATTTCTGTTTTTCTCAAACTATCATCGTTATCCCTTTATTTCCGGCTGCGCATGGCGCGGCCTTTTTTTTACGACCAGCCACTGGCAGATGGTCATCCTGTGATTTGATTCCGGTTCCGGCTTTTTAACTCTGTTCCTGTACACGGGAGAAATTCGATGTCGATTAAACATTATGATGTTGTCAGGGCGGCGTCGCCGTCAGATCTTGCGGAAAAGCTGACACACAAACTGAAAGAGGGCTGGCAGCCGTTTGGTAGTCCTGTGGCCATAACCCCTTATACCCTGATGCAGGCGATTGCCGCGGAGGGGGATGTGACCACGCCAGTGGTTGTGCCCGGCACGGGGGATGGTGGCTATCCGGGAGTGGTCACCACGGAGCCAGATTATTACTACGTTATTCCACTGGCCGGGCAGTCGAACGGCATGGCTTACGGTGAGGGGCTTCCTCTGCCGCAGACATATGACCGTCCTGACCCGCGTATAAAGCAACTGGCTCGTCGCAGCACAGTGACGCCGGATGGCGCTCCCTGTAAATATAACGACATTATTCCGGCAGACCACTGTCTGCATGATGTACAGGACATGAGCCGTCTTAACCATCCGAAAGCTGACCTGTCGAAAGGTCAGTACGGAACCGTGGGGCAGGGGCTGCATATTGCCAAAAAGCTGCTGCCGTTTATACCGGCGAATGCGGGTATTCTTCTGGTTCCGTGCTGCCGTGGTGGTTCAGCTTTCACCACCGGGGCAGATGGAACATACAGTGACGTGACCGGTGCCTCAGAGAGTTCTACCCGCTGGGGTGTGGGCAGGCCGCTGTATAAGGATCTCATCGGTCGTACAAAAGCCGCGCTGGCAAAGAACCCGAAAAATGTGCTGCTTGCCGTGGTGTGGATGCAGGGGGAATTTGACTTTGACGGAACGCCAGCAAATCACACAGCCCGTTTTACAGAAGTAGTGGAACAATATCGTACGGACCTTGCAGATATGGTGGGACAGTGCGCTGGTGGTTCTGCTGACGGTGTTCCCTGGATATGTGGAGACACAACTTATTTCTGGAAGCAGAAGAGCGAATCCACTTACCAGACGGTGTACGGCAGTTACAAAAACAAAACGGAAAAGAATATTCACTTTGTGCCGTTCATGACCGATGAGAACGGAGCAAATGTCCCGACGAACAAACCGGAAGAAGACCCGGATATTCCGGCATCAGGATATTACGGTGCGGCCTCCCGGACGTCGGCAAACTGGACGTCAGCAGACCGTGCGAGCCATTTCAGCTCATGGGCACGCAGGGGGATTATTTCTGACCGTCTTGCCTCAGCGATTCTTCTCCATGCAGGACGGACGGCTGAACTGGTGGGTGGGGAACAGGTTGTGATGCCGCCGGATGAGAAGCCGTCACCGGACACACCATCAACACCGTCAACGGACGGGAAATCAGTGACAACGCTGCTTTATTACCGTGCAACAGAGTCAGGTGGTTTACTGAATCCGCAGGGATGGGGAGCTGAAGGAGGGCGTGCATTGGTAGTTGATGATGCAGGTGCTGCAGGAGGTAAGGCGCTGAGGTGGACCAAACAGACAGGAAGTTCCTCGTGGTTTATGCAGCATGATGCCGGTAATGGCGCAGACCTGCTGGAGAAGGGCGGGCTTATCAGTTGTCGTTTTAAAGTTGATGGCACACTGACAGCTAATCAGTACGCACTGGCGCTGTACTGGCCGGTTTCTTCACTGCCTCAGGGTGTCACACTGGAAGGTAATGCCGGTCATAACCTGCTGGCGTCGTTTTACGTACAGAGCGATGCCACAGACCTTAATGTGATGTACCACAAGGGAAATGCTGGTCAGAACACGAAGCTGGGGTCATTCGGCGCATTTGATAACGAATGGCATACGCTGGGCTTCCGTTTTGCCGGTAACAACAGTATTGAGGTGACGCCGGTCATTGATGGTAAGGACGGGACGCCGTTCATGCTGTCACAGTCACCGGTCGGCACGTTTACGGCAGACAAATTGCGCGTGACCGATATCACTAGCGGTGCGACATATCCGGTGCTGATTGAAAGTATAACAGTGGAAGTGAATAACCCGTAAGCAGGAAAAAAAGGCCGCCGGGGCAGGGAAAACAAGGAGCCAGAACCGGCGGCAAATGTCGTTATATCCAAAGCAAAACATGCAGGACACTTTTTTAACCAACAGGTATTAACGATGTCAACACCATATCAATAACCGGGAGGGATAATGAGATTTGTACAGCTTATTTTATTGTATTTCTGCACGGTGGTGTGCACGTTATATCTGGTAAGTGGCGGGTATAAGGTTATCCGGAACTATATACGCAAAAAGATTGATGCCGCGGCGGCGGAAAAAATCAGCGCCAGCCAGTCAGCCGGAACAAAACCCGAAGAGCCTCTCATTTCGTAGCAACTTTCTTAACAACACCTTTCAACGAGAAAATCCCATGTCAGAAATAAAATCTCTGGTCACTGCTGAAGCAGTGAAGGACGTCCTGCGCTCTGAAGAAGTCAGAAGCGCACTGAAACAGCAACTCCGCCAGAATCTTGAGGCGCGTCTTGATGCTGAAGTGGATGCCATTCTGGATGAGCTGCTGGGGGGACCGGCTGCTCCTGAGCCTGAAGACGGCGCGGGTGACAGTGCTGTTTCAGATGGCGTTGTGTCTCAGCCTGACGGTAGCAGTGAGCCTCAGCCTGGCGGCGAAATGATGATGTAACCATACGCAGGGGCTGTCGGTGTGAGCTGATGCCCCTCCTGTTGTTGTGAGCTTCCGGATTGCGGGAGACGGGGTATGTACCAGATGGAAAAAATCACAACGGGTGTGTCATACACCACGTCAGCGGTGGGGACGGGATACTGGTTACTGCAGCTGCTGGACAAAGTCTCTCCGTCCCAGTGGGTGGCGATAGGCGTGCTGGGGAGTCTGCTGTTTGGGCTGCTGACATATCTGACGAACCTGTATTTCAAGATTAAAGAAGACCGGCGTAAGGCGGCGCGGGGAGAGTAAAGTGATGAAGAAAAAATACGAACTGGTTGTTAAAGGGATAAATAATTACCCGGATAAGATTACTGTTACTGTGGCACCGGAAATTGGTGGGTATCCGTCACTGTTGTTGCCAGATGTGGCGATTAGTCTTGACCGTACTGAAGGTGCCACGCTGGAGTTTTACGAAGCTGAGGCGAAAAAGCAGGCGAAGCAGTTTTTCATGGATGTTGCTGCCGGGTTATGTGAAGGGGATGGTCCGTTACCGGAAAAGCGTCCCGTAATTTTAGAGGCGCAGGATGTGTTGATAACCTACAGAGGAAAACTACCGGGAATAATTACGGGTTCTCTGAAGACTCCACCGCTGGCCTGAAGACTTAACATATCCAGGGATTTGAAATCGATAAACCCTGATAAATATCCATGAACGCAAAAATCAGATACGGCCTGTCGGCTGCCGTTCTGGCGCTGATTGGTGCAGGGGCGTCTGCGCCTGAAATCCTCGACCAGTTTCTGGATGAAAAGGAAGGTAACCACACCACAGCATACCGTGATGGTGCGGGTATCTGGACCATCTGCCGTGGAGCCACCCGGGTGGATGGTAAGCCTGTTATTCCTGGCATGAAGCTGTCGAAGGAAAAATGCGACCGGGTTAACGCCATTGAGCGTGATAAGGCGCTGGCATGGGTGGAGAAAAACATCAGAGTGCCACTGACCGAACCCCAGAAAGCGGGGATTGCGTCATTCTGTCCGTACAACATTGGCCCCGGTAAGTGTTTCCCGTCGACGTTTTACAGACGGATTAATGCAGGAGATCGAAAAGGTGCCTGCGAAGCTATTCGCTGGTGGATTAAGGACGGTGGCAGGGACTGCCGTATTCGCTCAAATAACTGTTACGGTCAGGTATCCCGTCGTGACCAGGAGAGCGCGCTGGCGTGCTGGGGAATCGACAGATAAGCAGAATATTTTGCTGAAAAATGAGGTTTGCTTACATGGACGGATAACACGAAATCCTGCAAATTGGCAAAATGTAAGTGAATAAAGTCAAAGCAGTTGTTTAACACTCAGGCACCGTAATGATGCCTTTGTCATTTCTGCGCATCTCACGCGCATCTCACAACACAGAACCTTTCAGGATGACCCTTGAGGATACCGGTTTGGCTGTCGGTGCCTTTCTGTGGGCTGGATTCCTGTGAGACAAGGTTCATCACTAAAAGGAAATAACCGATGAATATGATGGCCGTGCCGTTTCACGGCAACTCTCTTTATGTAGTTAACCATAATGGCGAACCATACGTTCCCATGAAACCTGTCGTTGCGGGGATGGGGCTGGCCTGGCAATCACAGTTGGCTAAGTTAAGACAGCGTTTTGCGTCAACTATAACGGAAATCGTTATGGTTGCTGAGGATGGGAAACAACGCAATATGGTGTCCATGCCACTTCGAAAACTTGCCGGCTGGCTACAAACCATTAATCCCAACAAAGTAAAACCCGAAATCCGCGATAAGGTCATCCGGTATCAGGAAGAGTGCGACGATGTTCTTTACGAGTACTGGACGAAGGGTTTTGTCGTTAATCCCCGTAAAATGAGCGTGATGGAAGAACTCAACCAGGCTTGTGCTGACATGAAACGGGATAAAAACATTGCCAGTGTGTTTGCTACCGGGCTGAATGAGTGGAAACAGGTTAAAGCCGCGCATGTATCAAAAATCCGTACGCTGGTAAATGAAGCGAATATGCTGATTGATTTTGTCCTGGCTGATACAGGCAAAGGGAAAATAACAAAGGCGGATTGATGGGGTGGCTAATGATATCAGATAAACTCATAACGCTGGTGAAGAGCCTCTGTGTACTTGTCGGCATTTCATTTTTAGTCATGCTGGTTGCCATTTTCTTTTCCACCGCCTGGCGAGTCCTGACGTTATCGGGACTGGTGGGGTGAAAGAGAGATGAACCGTGTTCTGTGTGTGGTGATTATTGTCATGGCGGTTGGCTGTGGTGCGCTGTGGCTGGCAACAAACCATTACCGTGACAACGCGCTCACCTACAAAGCGCAGCGCGATAAAAAAGCCAGAGAGCTGGAACAGGCGAATGCCACCATTACTGACATGCAGGTGCGCCAGCGTGATGTTGCTGCGCTCGATGCAAAATACTCGAGGGAATTAGCCGATGCGAGAGCTGAAAATGAAACTCTGCGTGCTGATGTTGCCGCTGGTCGTAAGCGCCTGCGGATCAACGCCACCTGCCCCGGTACCGTGCGTGAAGCCACCGGCACCTCCGGCGTGGGCAATGATGCCGCCGTCGAACTCTCTCCGGTTGCTGGACGAAACGTTCTCGGTATCAGAGACGGAATCATCAGCGACCAGGCAGCATTGAGAATGCTTCAGGAATATATCCGCACTCAGTGTATTAACTAGTATTTTTGTTATTCGGAGAATGCATGAAGAAATTATTGGTAACCGTAAAGCCTTTTCAGGGAACAATTCCGTTCCGTATTTTGCAGCGTGGTCGTGTTCTTGTTGAAGGTTCGTTCAGTGGTAAATGTACGCAATTACACTCCAGGACCTTTCAGGTGAATGCCACGAATGAAGAGCTAACCGTTGAGTGTACGATGAATGCCGCTAAATGCCGCATGGTATCCGCTGCATTACAGCCAGTGTGTTGAGCGACCTTATTATTCATGCGCGGTATTGTCGCCGTATTCCTGCATTAACAGAGACCGCAGCCCGACCGGGAGAATCCTCTGCGCGAGTGTGCGGGGATAATCAAAAACGATACACACCGGGGTTTACCGCGTTAACGGAGCGCGGCGTTGTCCCCTCATGGTCGCTGGTCCGGTGCGATGGTGGAAGAAGCCGGATGTTTATCACTATTAATTGATAACACAGAAATGGATTCATTGATTTTCAGCACGTTTTTGTATTCGTATTATTGAACATCTGTTTATTTTACTTTTAACATATTGATAATAAAAAGAGCTGTAAATCTTTAGATGAGTCGATTTTGTCCGGGGAAGTTCAAATGGATTTTATGCTGACGGTTTCTGGTGTGGTTATCCTGTCCATTGCTTATACTGCAGATAAATATGGCTGCCATTTGTTATCACGTATTGGCGCTTATTGCTCGTTGATGCTGATTTTCTCGTCGCTTTTTTTTGAGTAAGTTATATTAATTATAACAAATAATTTTCTGTGTTTTTTCAGGCTATCCCGTCAGACGGGAAGCCTGTACTGCCGGGGGACGAATGGAAAACTGATGTGTCCGGTAACTGTGTGTTCTGTGAACACCATGTTACTTAATTATGTAATTCATACCCGAACGCTCTGTTGACAGCCTTCTTCTGCAGGCTTCAATAACCCACGCTGAAAAGTTACCGGAACCTTTATGTTCAAGGGCGATATTGATCTGTTCAATCATGTGATTGGGGAAACGGATATTGCGGATTGTGGTTCTGCGGGGCCGGTTTTTCGATGACATTTTCTTTCCTCTGGTGACAAGCTATATGGCGAGGATTTTACATGGCTGTGCTTCGTACGTTACCGGGCAGAATCAAAACTCTGAACACCCGGCGGATAAATGTCCTGAGGGGGGAACAGCGTCGTGTCAGTGGCAGTGCCCGGGTTTCCCTCAAACGTCGTATCTGGCGGAGGGATGCCGGACACTGTTGTCTCTGTAGACGCGTGGTTGACCTTTGTGACAGTGAACTCGATCACCGCATTGCACTTCAGTTCGGTGGTGGTAATGAGGAGACGAACCTCTGGACCCTCTGTACTGAATGCCATCGCCAGAAGTCAGCGAGTGAAGCGGCGAGTGGTATGCCTGATCCGACGTTGCCTGAGCTTCCTGATGGCACGCTCAGGGCCGACGGAATCACTGGCCTGTGACCAGACCCGGGGGGGATCATCCGGCGAAAAAAAACGATCGCCCTGGACACCGCGCCCCCTCTCACGCAGAGAAAAAATTCCCGTTTCAGGGCAGTTAACATGTTAACTGGCTGCCCGGGCATTTTTGCGGTTTTTATCTTTATTATTCAGTTTGTTGTGCGGAAAAAATGTTAACAGGCTTTTTCAGCAAATGTTAACCAGGCAGCAGTTAACATTTGCGGCATGAGACGCCGGGAAAAATGGGCTGAACCATACCCGGCTGAGTGCGTTCTGGACCCGGGAGGAGGCTGTGCTGACAACGCAAAAACGAAAATTTGCGCTGGCGCTCATGTCCGGGAAAAACAAAACAGCGTCAGCCATTGCCGCCGGTTATTCGGCGAAGACCGCCAGGGTTAAAGGCTCGCAGCTGGCAAAAGATCCTGAGGTGCTTGCGTTTATAGCCCGTAAACAATGCGAGACGGTGGAGGTGGATGAGGTTCCTGTTTACCGGCAGAAAAAATCAGAGCAGGAGGATAAACCCCGTCGCCGTGAGGTGGCTGCAATACCACAGCCGGACGAAAAAAATCCGGAGATGCCTCCGCCCGCGGTGATATCTCATGGTATTGAATATATGGAGGATGGTCTTCCCGATCCGGTGAAAGCGATGGGGCAGATCCTGGTGGAAAACCTGATAATTGACCCGAAACTGGCACTGGATGCGGCCTGGCGACTGGCGCAGTTCACACACCATAAAAAAGGCGATGCCGGTAAAAAATCGGCAAAAGGTGATGCCGCGAAAAAAGCGGCTAACCGTTTTGCGGTGCCACCACCTCCCCGGCTGGTGGTGAATAACCAGAATGAGGAAAGCGGATGATACCTGTATGGAGCACGGCATGTCCGGACTGGGCAGAGCGCCTGAAAAAGGGGCTGTCGATTATTCCGGCTCCGATTTATCCGGACCAGGCTGCACATGCCCTGGCGATTTTTAAACAACTGCGAATTGTGGATGCACCGGGTAGCCCGACATTCGGGGAGTCCTGTGCACCGTGGGTGTTTGACCTGGTGGCGGCCCTGTTTGGCTCCTACGATGCGCAGACCGGTGTTCGCCATATCAAGGAAGTGTTTATCCTTATCCCCAAGAAAAACAGTAAGTCCACGCTGGCCGCGGGGATCATGATGACGGCGCTGTTACTGAACTGGCGGCAGGCGGCGGGCTACACCATTCTGGCCCCGACCGTGGAGGTGGCGGCTAACGCCTTCAACCCTGCCAGGGATATGGTACGACGGGACGATGATCTGGATGACCTCTGTCAGGTGCAGACACATATCCGGACCATCACCCACAGGGTGACGGACACCACCCTGAAGGTGGTGGCTGCCGATCCGAATACGGTATCCGGTATCAAGTCCGTGGGGACGCTGATTGATGAACTGTGGTTATTTGGCAAGCAGTACAAAGCGGAGGACATGTTACGTGAAGCCATAGGCGGCCTTGCCTCCCGCCCGGAAGGGTTTGTGGTGTATACGACCACCCAGTCGAATGAGCCGCCAGCCGGGGTGTTCAGACAGAAACTGCAGTACGCCCGGGATGTCCGTGACGGCAAAATTCATGATCCGCATTTTCTGCCGGTGATATTTGAACACCCTCCTGAAATGGTGGAAAGCGGGGCTCACCTGCTGATGGAAAACCTCGCCATGGTCAATCCGAATCTCGGTTATTCGGTGGATGAGGCTTTTCTGTACCGGGAGTACCGTAAAGCCCGGGAAGCCGGTGAAGAGACATTCCGGGGGTTCATGTCAAAACACGCCAATGTGGAAATTGGTCTTGCCCTGCGCTCTGACCGCTGGGCGGGGGCTGATTTCTGGGAAGAGCAGGGCCGTTGTATCAGCCTGGACGATATCCTGCGTCGTGCTGATGTGGTGACGGTGGGGATTGACGGCGGAGGGCTGGATGATCTGCTGGGGATGTATGTGATTGGGCGTGACCGGGAGACCCGCGAATGGCTGGGCTGGGGCCATGCCTGGGCGCATGAAACCGCGGTGGTCAGACGGAAGAGTGAGGCATCCCGTTTTCAGGATTTTGTGGCCTGTGGAGACATGACGATTGTCCGTCGGGTCGGGGATGACACGGCGGAAGTGGCGGAGTATGTGCGTCGTATTCATGAGGCTGAGTTACTGGATCATATCGGTATTGACCCGTCAGGTGTGGGGCAGATTCTGGATTCACTGGCGGAAGCCGGGATCCCCGATGAGAGTGTGGTGGGGATAAGCCAGGGCTGGAAGCTGGGCGGGGCCATCAAAACCACCGAGCGCAAACTGGCTGAAGGGGTGCTGATTCACGGTGATCAGCCCCTGATGGCCTGGTGTGTCGGTAATGCCCGGGTGGAGCCTAAAGGTAACGCCATTCTTATCACCAAACAGGCCAGCGGACGGGGAAAAATTGACCCGCTGATGGCGCTCTTCAATGCGGTGTCCCTGATGTCCCTGAATCCGGAACCGAAAAAGAAAGCGTATGAGGTTTTTTTCATATAACCCTGCTCACCCTGTAACCATCATGAACCGCTGCGGCGGTTTTTTTATTTTCAGGAGGCTGATGTGACTCTTAAACGGGCCTGTTCCCTGCTGACGGTGAAATCCTTCAGCGAGGATGAACGGGTGATCACCGGGATTGCGTCAACGCCTTCTCCGGATCGGGATGGTGACATCCTGGAGCCGGAGGGAGCGGAGTTTGGCAGTACGATCCCGTTTCTCTGGCAGCATGACCATTCCCGCCCTGTAGGCCAGTGTACGGTGCGTCGGGTCAGGGAAGGGCTGGAAATCACGGCAATGCTGGTGAAGCCGGAGCCGGGGATGCCCTCCCAGATGGCAGCCCGGCTGGATGAGGCCTGGGCGGCCATTAAGACCGGGCTGGTCAGGGGGCTTTCTGTGGGCTTCCGGCCCCATGAATACACTTATCTGGACGGAGGCGGACTGCATTTTCTGCGCTGGGAGCTGATGGAGGTGTCTGCCGTCACCGTGCCCGCGAATGCGGAATGCACCATCCGGACCATTAAATCTTTCGACCGCCCGTTTTCTGCCGCGTCCGGCAACCGGAGACCGGTGGTGAAAATCGCATCTTCTGCCGGCGCTTCGGCACAGTCAATAACCTCTTTTCATAAGGAAAAGTCAGCAATGAATACTGGTGAACAGATTAAAAGTTTTGAAAACAAGCGTGCGGCGCTGGCAGCCTCCCTTGAGGAGATCATGAACAAAGCCGCAGAGGAAGGCCGCACACTGGATGTGGAAGAGGAAGAGCACTACGACAACACCGCAGCGGAAATCCGTCAGGTGGATGCGCACCTGAAGCGCCTGCGTGAACTGGAAACCAGTAAGGCCGCCACGGCACAGCCGGTGAAACAGGCCGGTAACGGGAATGTGGCCACGGTGGCTTCAGCGCCGGTGATCCGTGTTGAGCAGAAACTGGAGAAGGGGATTGGTTTCGCCCGCTTTGCCAAATCACTGGCCGCGGCTAAAGGTGTCCGCTCTGAAGCCCTGGAAGTGGCCCGTCGTCAGTATCCGGATGACAGCCGTCTGCATCATGTCCTGAAATCGGCGGTGGGGGCAGGGACCACCACGGACCCGCAGTGGGCAGGCAGCCTGTCTGAATATCAGGAATACGCACAGGACTTTATTGATTACCTGCGTCCGCAGACCATTATCGGGCGATTTGGTCAGGGCGGGATCCCTGCACTTCGTCAGGTGCCGTTCAATATCCGTGTGCATGCCCAGGTGTCCGGCGGAGCTGCCGGCTGGGTGGGGGAGGGTAAGGCAAAACCCCTGACGAAGTTTGATTTTGAATCCATCACCTTCAGTCATGCGAAGGTGTCGGCCATTGCGGTACTGACGGAAGAATTGATCCGTTTTTCCAGTCCGGCTGCTGATGCACTGGTCCGTAATGCGCTGGCGGAAGCGGTGGTGGCGCGTCTGGATACAGACTTTGTGGACCCGAAAAAAGCGGCAGTGGCAGATGTCTCCCCGGCGTCCATCACCCATGATGTGAAGGGCACGGCATCAACCGGTAACCCGGATGCGGATGCCGAGGCTGCGTTTGGACAGTTTGTGGCAGCAAACCTGCAGCCCACCGGTGCGGTCTGGCTGATGTCCAGCACCAATGCCCTGGCACTGTCCATGCGTAAAAATGCGCTGGGTCAGAAGGAATACCCGGACATGACCCTGCTGGGTGGCTCCTTCCAGGGGCTGCCGGTGATTGTCTCCCAGTACGTGGGTGACCAGCTGGTGCTGGTGAATGCCCCGGATATTTATCTGGCGGATGACGGCGGCGTGGCAGTGGATATGTCCCGCGAGGCATCACTGGAAATGCAGTCTGAGCCGGGCGGCGACAGTACCACGCCGTCCCCGGTGGAGCTGGTTTCCATGTTCCAGACAGGCAGCGTGGCCATCCGTGCGGAGCGCTGGATCAACTGGCGTCGTCGCCGTACTGCGGCGGTGGCGGTGATCACCGGAGTGAACTACGGCAGTGCGTCCGGCGGCTGAGTCTGATAAGGAGGACGGGAGGCGTGCGCCTCCCGTAACAGGTTATGGCAAAGATCCGATATCTGCAGGGCACGCATGATGCCCGGGCCGGGGATATCCGTGATGTGGCACAGCCGTGTGCGGAGGTGCTGGTTCGCCTGGGAAAGGCGGAGTACATCACGGTGCGACGTCCGGCAGGTCAGAAAAAGAAACGTGATGCGGAGCATGGCGAATGTGGAACCTTTTACGGCGAACCCGAAAAAACCAGAAATCAGGACGTGACGTAAGAGAGGCGGGCTGGACCAGCCTGTTTCAGGCGGTGGCTGAGCCCTTTTCCGGCGCCTGGCAGCAGGGCGTGAAAGCCGATCCTGAAGCCGTCCTCTCCTTTCATGCGGTGTTTGCATGTATTTCGCTGATATCCCAGGATATCGCCAAAATGCGGCTGCGTCTTATGCAGACGGATGCGCATGGGATACGCAGGGAAACGCGCCGGGGGGATATTGCCCGCCTCTGTCGTCGTCCCAACGCCCAGCAGAACCGCATCCAGTTTTTTGAACTGTGGCTGAACGCCAAACTGCGTCATGGCAATACGGTGGTGCTGAAAATCCGTAATGCCCGGTGGCAGATCAAAGAACTGCGTATTCTGGACTGGAGCCGGGTTGAACCTCTGGTGGCGGATGACGGCGAGGTGTTCTACCGCATCACGCCGGACCGGAACTGCGGGATCACGGAGGCGGTGACGGTGCCTGCCCGGGAAGTGATCCACGACCGGTTTAACTGTTTTTTTCATCCGCTTATAGGATTGCCGCCGGTGTATGCCGCCGGGCTGGCGGCCACGCAGGGGCATCATATTCAGGAAAATTCGACGTCTTTTTTCAGAAATGGCGGCAGGCCGTCCGGGGTGATTGAGATCCCCGGCAGTATTACGGAAGAAAATGCGAAAAAACTGAAGAGCAACTGGGACAGCGGGTATACAGGCGAAAATGCGGGGAAAACGGCCATTCTGAGCAACGGGGCAAAATACAACCCCACGACGTTTTCACCGGTGGATGCGCAGACGGTGGAACAACTGAAGATGACCGCTGAAATTGTCTGTTCGGTGTTCCGTGTCCCGGCCTACAAGATTGGCGTGGGACAACCGCCTTCCAGTGACAACGTGGAGGCGCTGGAGCAGCAGTATTATTCCCAGTGCCTGCAGACGCTGATTGAGTCCATTGAACTGTTACTGGATGAGGCGCTGGAAACGGGGGAAAACGAGAGTACAGAATTTGATGTCACCACGCTGCTGAGAATGGACAGTGAGCGGCGCATGAAAACGCTGGGGGATGCGGTGAAAAATACGCTTCTCACGCCCAATGAGGCCCGTAAACGGGAGAACCTGCCGCCCCTGGCCGGCGGTGATGCACTGTATCTTCAGCAGCAGAACTACAGTCTGGAGGCGCTGTCCCGTCGTGATGCCCGTGAGGATCCGTTCGCGTCTGCCGGGAAAACAGTTTCATCACAGCTGCCTGACGGCGCATCTGACGGTAATAAGGCAATCAGTGAAACAGAGCATGATGCGGTGAAAGCGATGTTCAGGGGGGATACTGAGAAAATGACGGAACGGGAACTGTCCATTATTCGTGCACTGGGAGAAGAATTTTCCACAGTGCTGGCGGATTTACAGCGCACATTTGAGGAGAAAATAGCCGCGCAGGCACAAACGTTTGAAGAAAAACTGGCTTCTCAGTCTGTGGTATTACAGAAGTGCGTGACGGGTGATGATGTGCGTCCGATGCTTGAGCAGATGGTGGATGACGCTGTGGGGCCATTCCGGTACCGCGTGATGGTCGTGATTATGATCCGGATGTACTGCAGCAGGCGGTGAATGATGCGGTCGCAAATATTCCGCAGCCGGCGGACGGTAAAAGTCTCACCCCGGATGATGTGCGTCCGATGCTTGAGCAGATGGTGAAAGAGGCAGTGAGCCATATTCCTGTTCCGCGCGACGGTCGTGACTACGATCCGGATGTTCTGCAGAAGGCGGTGAATGATGCGGTCGCAAATATTCCGCAGCCGGTAGACGGTAAAAGTATCACTCCGGATGATGTGCATCCGATGCTTGAACAGATGGTGAAGGAGGCGGTAAGCCATATTCCTGTTCCGCGTGATGGTCGTGACTACGATCCGGATGTTCTGCAGAAGGCGGTGAATGATGCGGTCGCGAAAATACCGGTACCGGCAGACGGTAAAAGTATCACTCCGGATGATGTGCATCCGATGCTTGAACAGATGGTGAAGGAGGCGGTAAGCCATATTCCTGTTCCGCGTGATGGTCGTGACTACGATCCGGATGTTCTGCAGAAGGCGGTTCTGGAGGCGGTGAGTGCCCTGCCGGCTCCGCAGGACGGGCGTGATGCCACGGCACTGGAAATACTCCCCGCCATTGACGATCAAAAATCCTTTCCCCGGGGCACGTATGCCACACACCAGGGTGGACTCTGGCGGGCGTATGAAAAAACGTACGGGATGCGGGGATGGGAATGCCTGGTTGACGGGGTGGCGGATATTGACGTCAGCATGACGGGTGAGCGGTTGTTCTCTGTGGTGGTCCGGCAGAGCAGTGGCCAGCGTACGGAAAAAACATTTTCCCTGCCGGTGATGCTCTACCGCGGTGTGTTCAGAGCCGGTGAAACCTACCACCCCGGCGATACGGTGACGTGGGGGGGCTCGCTGTGGCACTGCAACAGTATGACCGAAGATAAACCCGGAGAAGCTCATTCATCAGCCTGGACCCTGGCTGCAAAACGTGGGCGGGATGCAGGAGGCTGAAAATGACGGCATTACTGACACTGGAAGAGATCAAGGCACATCTGCGTGTCGACCATGACGCGGATGATGACATGCTGATGGACAAGGTTCGTCAGGCTACCGCCGTGCTGCTGGCCTACATTCAGGGCAGCCGGGATAAGGTGATTCGTGAGGACGGTGAACTGATCCCGGGCGAGGCATTAACCCGGATGAAGGGGGCTGCCATGCGACTGACCGGGATGCTGTACCGGAATCCGGATCTTGCGGAGCGGGAAGAACTGATTCAGGGGGAACTGCCGTTTTCTGTTTCCGTGCTGATTTACGATTTGCGTTGTCCGACGGTGTTATGAGGAGGGGGAATGGCAATATCTGCAGGTCGTCTGACACAGATGATCAGTGTTCTGAACCCGGTGTTAACCCGTAATGCTGCCGGAGAAATGACGGAAGAATGGGTGTCATGCGGGAAAATTCATGCGGATATCCGGGGCAGGAGCAGCCGGGAGCGGATGCAGTCCGGTGCGGAAATGGCGCAGGCGGAAATCCGCATCTGGGTACGCGGTCAGTCTGGTCGTGAAATCACGGCGGCGTCACGACTTCATGTGCTGAGTGGTCCCTGGCGTGACCATGTCCTGAATGTCGTCGGGGTCCCGGTTCCGGATGCAACCGGCGGGCGTCTGGAAATTCTCTGTCGGCTGGGAGGGGAAAAATGATCGAAACCCTGCTGGATTTTTCGGGGCTGGAGGACATCAGCCGCGATTTGCAGCTTCTGAGTGGTGCGGAAAATAACCGGGTGCTGCGTGAGGCAACCCGTGCGGGTGCGAATGTGCTGAAAGAAGAAGTGGTGTCACGGGCACCGGTACGCAGGGGAAAACTTCGCCGCAATGTGGTGGTCCTTTCCCGGTGCTCCCGCGATGGCGGGATGGAATCCGGTGTGCATATCCGGGGTGTTAATCCGGACACCGGTAACAGCGATAACACCATGAAGGCGGATAACCCGCGCAATGCTTTCTACTGGCGGTTTGTGGAAATGGGGACCGTGAATATGCCACCGCACCCGTTTGTGCGCCCGGCATTTGATGTGCGCAGTGAACAGGCGGCACAGGTGGCGATTGCGCGGATGAACCGGGCCATTGATGAGGTACTGAGACGATGACGGAGGCGGATTTGTATCCTCATCTGGCGCATCTTGCCGGCGGGCAGGTGTACCCGTATGTGGTCCCCCTGCTGGATGGCAGGCCGTCGGTGGCGCTTCCGTGGGTGGTTTTCAGCCTGATTTCATCGGTGTCAGCGGACGTGATGGGCGGGCAGGCGGAGTCCTCAGTGTCGGTGCAGATAGACGTTTATGCCGGGACTGTGACGCAGGCGCGTCAGATACGTCAGGACGCCCGTGAAGCCATAATGCTGCTGGCCCCGGGATCCGTCAGTGAAATGCAGGACTATATTCCGGAAAACCGCTGTTACCGTGCAACCCTGGAGTTTCAGGTCACGGTGTAATTTTTTCAACAGAACCCATAACCCGCCGCGTGCGGGTTTTTTATTATCAGGAGGCAGAATGTCTGCTTTGTATGAACGTTCACAGCTGACGCAGGTGATGATTTCATCTGCCCCGGCGACTGCTGAAACCATGGAGAAGGCGGAATATCTGCGCCTGGACTGCACCATCAAGGAAGTCCAGTTCACCGCCGGTCAGAAACAGGATATTGATGTGACCACGCTCTGCTCCACAGAGCAGGAGAACATCAACGGTCTGGGGGCGTCGTCCGAGATTTCCATGTCGGGTAATTTTTATCTGAATCAGGCCCAGAACGCCCTGCGTGATGCCTATGACAATGACACGGTGTATGCGTTTAAGGTGCAGTTTCCGTCCGGTAAGGGCTTTAAGTTCCTGGCGGAAGTGCGTCAGCACACCTGGTCATCCGGTACCAACGGCGTGGTGGCTGCAACGTTTTCACTTCGCCTGAAGGGTAAACCGGTGTCCTATGTGGTACCGCTGGCGTTTGTGAAAAATCTGGAGAAGACACTTACCGTGAATACCGGTGCGCTGCTGACAATGTCAGTCAGTGTCAACGGGGGAACGCCGCCTTATAAACACGCCTGGAAGAAGGATGGTCAGCCGGTAGAGGGACAGACTACTGACACTTTCAGTAAAGCCAATACGCAGTCAGGTGATAAGGGGGCTTATACCTGCGAGGTAACGGATTCTGCAGAACAGCCGCAGAGCATTACCTCTGATGCGTGTACAGTAACGGTTAATGGTGCGGGCGGATAAGGCTTATGGCAAAAGATCTGAAAACACTGGCGCTGGCCAGACTGTCGGGGTTCCGTCATAAAACGGTGAAGGTGCCGGAATGGAGAAATGTCAGCGTGGTGCTGCGGGAGCCTTCGGCAGAGGCCTGGTATCTGTGGCAGGAAGTGCTCAATGGTGATGGAGAGGATGACGATACCCTGTCGGTGGTGGCGAAAACCCGCCGTAACCTGGAAGCGGATGTGACGCTGTTCTGCGATGTCCTGTGTGATACTGACCTGCAACGGGTGTTCACTCCGGACGACCGTGAGCAGGTGCTGGCCGTCTATGGTCCGGTACATGCCCGGTTGCTGCGTCAGGCACTGGAACTGATCGCTGATGCAGAGTCGGCCAGAAAAAAGTAGCCCGCCCGGAAATTCGCTTTCTGATGCGACTTGCGCTCCGTCTGGGGCGCACCTTATCCGAACTGCGCCACAGCCTGAGTGCGAGCGAGGCGATGATGTGGATGGAGTTCGACAGGATATCCCCGCTGGGTGATGAGCGCGGGGATATCCGTAATGCACAGATCGTGAAAGCGGTTTTCGGGGCACAGGGGATGAATGTTGCACTGAAGGACGCCATGCTCTGCTGGGGCGAGGATGAGGATAAGCCGGAGGTGGATCCGTTTGCGGCGCTGGAAGACGCGCTGAGCCTTGCAGCACAGTCATGAATGATGAGAACCGCTGAGGCGGTTTTTTTACGCCCGGAGAAAGGTGAATGGCGACGTTACGTGAACTGATTATCAAAATTTCGGCAAATTCACAGTCATTCCAGTCGGAGATCCAGCGGGCGTCCCGTATGGGCAGTGAATATTACCGGACCCTGCAGAATGGCGGACGTCAGGCTGCTGCGGCAGCCCGGGAGCAGCGACGTGCCCTGGCAGAACTGCACAGCCAGTTGACGGAAATCCGCGCTTCGGCTGTCGGAATGACCGGTGCGTTTGCCGGTGCCTTTGCCACCGGACACCTGATTTCGCTGGCGGATGAATGGAGCTCCGTGAATGCCCGTCTGAAACAGGCATCACAGTCATCCGATGAATTTGCGTCATCACAGAAAGTGCTGATGGATATCAGCCAGCGGACAGGCACCGCATTTTCGGATAATGCGGCCCTGTTTGCCCGTTCGGCTGCCTCGATGCGTGAATATGGTTACAGTGCTGATGATGTGCTGAAGGTGACGGAGGCCATTTCGACAGGGCTGAAAATCTCCGGTGCCAGTACGGCAGAGGCGGGCTCGGTGATCACCCAGTTCAGTCAGGCGCTGGCGCAGGGTGTATTGCGTGGTGAGGAGTTTAATTCGGTCAATGAAAGTGGTGACCGGATCGTACGTGCACTGGCTGCGGGTATGGGCGTGGCCCGTAAAGATCTGAAGGCAATGGCGGATGACGGAAAACTGACAGCGGATAAAGTGGTCCCCGCGTTAATCAGCCAGCTGGGGATATTACGTGATGAATATGCGGCCATGCCGGAAACGGTTTCCAGTAGTATCACAAAGGTGGAAAACGCCTTTATGGCCTGGGTGGGCGGTGCGAATGAGGCCAGCGGGGTGACAAAAACGCTCTCCGGCATGCTGAACGGTGTTGCCGGACAGATTGATAATGTGGCAACAGCCGTGGGCGCGCTGGTTGCCGTCGGGGTTGCACGTTACTTTGGCAATATGGCCTCCGGAGCGATGTCTGCCACGGCAGGACTTGTGACGGCTGCACGTAATGAAGTTGCACTGGCGGAAGCACAGTTCAGGGGAACGCAGATTGCCACGGCGCGGGCAAGGGCAGCCGTGTACCGTGCTCAGCAGGCCGTGGCGGCAGCCCGCGGGACGGAGATGCAGATTGCAGCAGAGGCCCGTCTGGCGGCCACACAGGAACGCCTGAACAGAAATATTGCTGCCAGAAGCGCCGCCCAGAATGCGCTGAACAGTACAACGGCGGTGGGCTCACGTCTGATGAGCGGTGCGCTGGGGCTGGTTGGTGGCGTACCCGGACTGGTGATGCTGGGGGCTGCAGCATGGTACACGCTGTACCAGAATTAGGAGCAGGCCAGGGAGTCTGCGCGCCAGTATGCACTGACGATAGATGAAATCGCGCATAAAACGCCGTCAATGTCTTTGCCTGAAGCCTCAGATAATGAAGGACGAACACGGGCGGCGCTGACAGAGCAGAACCGGCTGATTGATGAACAGGCCAGTCGGGTGAAATCCCTGCAGGAAAAAATCGCAGGATATCAGTATGTTCTGGCGAACCCGGGCTGGACGACCGGTGACGGATTCATGATAAACCATCTGACATCGGTGAAGACCGTAACGGAAGGGCTTGCTCAGGCAACAGAGCAGCTTGCCGTTGAGCAGTCCCGTCTGGCACAGATGCAGGAAAAAGCGCAGTCCATTCAGGATGTGCTTGCCGGGCTGGAAGACCGTCGTGTGGCGTTAATTCGTCAGCAGGCGGCAGAGCAGAATAAGGTGTACCAGTCCATGCTGGTTATGAACGGTCAGTATACGGAATTCAACCGTCTGCTGGGGCTGGGGAATGAACTGCTTCAGCAGCGTCAGGGACTGGTGAATGTACCGTTACGGCTGCCACAGGCCACTCTGGATGATAAACAGCAGAGTGCCCTGACAAAAACAGAGCGTGAGCTGGCCCTGTCCAGACTGAAAGGGGAAGAAAAAGAGCGTGTCCGACTGGGGTATGCGGCGGATGACCTCGGTTTTGTGGGTGATCCGTATCAGGAGGCGAGACAACGTTATATCAGTAATGCCCTGGAAGCCTGGCGCAATAACGAGGCGAATAAACCCAAATCCCGGGGTGGAAAATCAGAGACGGAAAAAGCGGAAGACAGTTTTTCCCGGCTGCTGAAGCAGCAGAAAGAGCAACTGGCACTGGCCGGTCAGAACACGGAGCTGGCGAAGCTGAAGTACCAGACAGCGCTGGGTGAACTGAAAACCCTGTCGGAGATACAGAAGCAGGAACTGCTGCGCAATGCGGCCCTGATTGACCAGCAAAAAATCCGGGAGCAGTTGCGGTACCGGGAAGAGACCCTGAAGAATGATAATGTGGCTGCGCGTGCATCAAATGAATCTGAACTGCTGGGGTACGGGCAGGGGGAACGAGCCAGGGAACGCATGCGGGAGTTGCAGCAGATCCGCGACAGCTTCCGCCAGAAGGATGCGGACCTTCAGTCTCAGTATCAGACCGGGGATATCAGTGAGGATTTTTACAGACAGGCGCTGGCACAGAACGCGCAGTATCTGAGCGAACGCCTTAAGGACCAGGCAGTCTTTTATGCCGAATCGGATGTGCAGCGTGCGGACTGGCAGAAAGGGCTGCAGGAGGGATTCAGTAACTGGGTGGATAATGCGTCCGATTACGCCTCACAGGCAGCACAGCTGGCGACGGAGGGTATCTCAGGGATGGTGAATAACATCACGGAGATGCTGAACGGAAATAAAGTGGAATGGCGCAGCTGGGCCTCATCCGTACTGCAGGAAATATCAAAAGTTCTTATGAATGCCGCGATTGTCAACGGAATTAAGACGGCGGCAAACGGTATGTCCGGTGCGGGAGGATTTCTCGGCAGCATTGGTGACTGGCTGGGCGGAGCGGTGGCCAATGCAAAAGGCGGCGTGTATACCTCGGCAAACCTGAGCGCGTACAGCAACAGCATTGTGGACACGCCCACGTACTTTGCGTTTGCAAAAGGGGCCGGGCTGATGGGGGAAGCCGGACCTGAAGCTATTATGCCCCTGACCCGGGCGGCGGATGGCTCGCTGGGCGTACGCGCCGTGGGCAGTATGAACGGCAGTGCTGGTCTGGTGTATTCCCCGGTCTACCACATTGCCATTCAGAATGACGGGGCTAACGGACAGATAGGGCCGGAGGCGGCAGGCAGTCTTGTGCAGCTGATTGACCAGCGGGTGCAGGCGGTGATGCTGTCCATGCGACGTGACGGAGGAATGCTGAGTGGCTGAGATAAAAACGCTGCATCTGGTCCCGCGTGAAGGGATGCAGGTGAGTGAGAAGCCGTCGGTGGTGAGGGTGCGGTTTGGTGACGGTTATGAACAGCGCCGCCCCACAGGGCTGAATCCTCAACTGAAGACGTTTCAGGCGGTGTTCCGGGTGACGGATGAGTCAACCCGGCGCTGGCTGGATGAATTTTTATCCTGGCATGGTGGTTACCGTGCCTTTTTGTGGCGACCGCCGAAACATAACCGGACGGTGAGGGGTGTGTGCCGGGAGTGGAGCGTCACGGATAACGCCCGGTACAGTGATTTCAGCTGTACGATTGAGCAG